GAGATGAAATCGAGAAACTAAAGCAGGATGTTAGTGGTTGGAAAGTGAAACTTGAAAAAGTGCTGTAAAGGAGGATGGAGTAGATGATAGGTGAAAACAGGTTGATAAGCGAATTAAGAGAGATGTTACTAAAGGATGAGTGTAAAGGCCTTTCACACACGGAAACGATTTATAAAATTATAAACAGGATTAACGATATGGCAAAGGATGAAGGAGGTGTTAAGTGATGAAAAAAGGCATGGAAGAGATACTAGATGGAATTGAAGATATGGTAGAGCGCGAACTTGAATATGCTATTGGAGCATATCCCTTATTTGCAAGCAATCATGAAGCCTACGCAGTGCTAAGTGAAGAATTTGAAGAGGCTAAGGATGAGCTTTGGGAGGTTGGCAAATACAAAGACCAGCTATGGAGTGAAATTAAGGGCGACAAATCAGGCGCTGTGGCAACGGTAACGAACGTAAGAAGGCACTTAACGTTCACTGCAGCCGAGTTTATACAGGCGATAGCTATGTGCGATAAATTCGTGTTAAGTAGTCGCCAAAGAACGGAAGGTGAGCAGAGATGAAAACCAATTCCGCAAACGACTTAAAAGACGCCATGTGGACCTTTCTCATGGACGGTGGGCAGAAAGCTAATATCCCTGCGCTAAAGGAATACGTGTACGACCTGATACAGATGACGACGCAAAAGACCGGCGGACAAGGTAGGAGCGGCGCTAAAAAGCACCTGAACTGGGACAGCCTAGAGATGACACTGTGGTCTATCGTCATAGAGGCTACAGCTCTGGTGTTATCAGGAGAACTTGACAAGTTAGAAAAAAACGAATGATTAAGATTTGAGGAGGATGAAAAAATGTTTAAGACGGGAGATAAAGTGCAAGTAATAGCAGCTGATGATAAGCACTATGGCGAAATAGCCGAGGTGATTAAGGACGTTTCCACCGGTAACGCCTTTGCTCACGAGTACGAGCTAAAGATGTCAAGCGGTGAAACCTTGCTCTATACCGAGGATGAGATAATCCCGCTTTATGCGGAAGCCGACACTCCATCTGTGGGCGCCATAGACGTGAAGGAGACCATGACGGGTACGGGCGAACCTATCGAGGAAGAAGCTGTTGAGGATGCAACCGAAAGCTTAAAACGCGAGCTGGCGGAGCGAAAAGTGGTAAGCAGCACCGCACAGGACAGGCGGGCTAGCTATGAAAGGGCACTTTACGCTGAGGATTTGGCGCGGAGCTGGGAGGCGTACATAAACGGCACCAACACCTCCGGCATGAACGAGTCTATCAAAATCATGTATAGCCTTATTATGGCTAGCATAGATGACCTGATAAAGCTTGAAATGGAGGCCTCAAGGTGAAGCGGGCTATAGGTATCATAGCCGCAGCGATGGTAGCTGTCGGGCTTGTGTGGTTAGGCATAGGACTAGGTGCAGCGTAGGAGGTAGAAAGATGATTGACGAGAAAGGCTGGACACCATGTAGCGAGAGACTGCCAAACGAAACAGGTTATTATCTTGTCACTGTAAAGTCCGAAGAGGGAAAAATCGTGGGAGCGCACTATTGGGATGAAGATGCGGATGCGGATGAATACGACTGTGAGCATGAAGTGATAGCTTGGATGCCGTTACCAGAACCGTATAAGCGGGGACAAGGGCTATGAACAGGGTTAAGAAAAAACCTAAAAAGCGCAAGGTAACGCTCGGAGAGACAGACCTTGAAAAATTAAAGCGTGAGATCACAAAGAGCGCTACGGACAGAGCCTGCCTTATAGTCCTTGCGGCGATGGTGGACGAACTGAACGTAAGTGAACAGCAGCTGTGCGAAGTTGTGCGGCGCACCAACAGATACGCAGATTACATAGACGGGCACATTGCGAAGATGGAGGACGTTAGAAAGACTATCGAAAAAGGCACTGGCGTAAAAATGGAGGGCTGGAAGTAATGCGAGATTACGAGCTGAAAGCGGCGGGACTGCCTAAGCATGTTTATAGGCAGGTTAGGGCGGTCGTACAGGGCTACGAAAAAACAAAGACAGAGTATGATGCCATACTGTACGAGTCCCTTCCGCCGCCGGATGGCCAGCCAAGAGGAACAGGTGTATCGGATGACACCTCAAGAAGGGCAATGCGGCGGGCAAGGCTCGCCGAAAAGCTCGAAGTGGTGGAACAGGCAATCCTTATTGTGCCGGAAGAATACAGGCAGGGCGTATGGGACAGCGCTGTGCTGGGGATACCTTATCCTCTGGACGCTGACAGGTCTACCTACTGGCGGCACAAAGCTAAGTTTTACAGGAAGGTAGCATACGGATTGTACTTAATTTAATACAAAATTAAACATGACTTGCAACATTGGGGCAGGTTTTTCGTGTTATTATGGTACTGTGATAATTGCAAGGCAAAAGACATTACAGCATAATTTGACTCCTTTTTTCTTTGCGACAACAGATAACACCAAGAAGCTCCCTTCGGGGAGTTTTTTGGTGCAAGGTCTGGCAGGGAAGGATAATGCAAAACGAACAAACAGGCGAGGTGAGGCGGTTTGCCAAGACAGAGAAGCCCGAAGCGCGACCTGGCTTATCAGCTTTGGCTCGACTCAGGGAAAAGGAAAAAATTAAAAGACATAGCTGCGGAGCTTGAGGTGTCAGAATCGCAAATCCGCAAGTGGAAAAATCAAGATAGCTGGAATGGTAACGTTACTAAAAGCGGGAAAGGTAACGTTACTAAACGAAAACAGGGTGCGCAGCCCGGTAACAAGAACGCCGTAGGCAACGGCGCACAGCCTGGCAACAAGAACGCAGAAAAGCACGGCTTCTACTGCAAGTATCTCCCGGAGGATACGGTTGAGATCATGGAGGAGATGCCGAGAGATCCGCTGGACGTGCTGTGGGATCAGATACAGATTGCCTACGCTGCGATTATCAGAGCCCAGCACATCATGTACGTTGAGGACAAGGAGGACAGCACTAAGGCCATTATAGGCGACGGAGAGATGTCTACAAGCTACGACGTGCAATATGCCTGGGACAAGCAGGAGAAATTCCTAGCAGCGCAAGCAAGAGCCCAGAAGACGCTTGAGAGCATGGTGGGCAAGTACGATGAAATGCTGCGTAAGCGCAGCGACGAAGCGAGCGAAGAACAGAGGCTTAGACTTGAGAAGCTAAAGGCAGAAACTGAGCGCATAAAAGGCGCAGACCAAAATCCGAAAGAGGAGAGGATAGAGGCGCTGATGAACAGGATAGGGGAGGAGCTTGATGGGTCTTGATAAGCTCTATACGAAAAAGCAGACGGAGGTGTTGAAGGCTTGTCACGAAAGCGATTGGTTCATGCTTATAAACCACGGGGCGAAGCGTTCCGGCAAAACCCAGCTCGATAACGACATATTCCTCCAGGAGCTTATAAGAACCCGCGATACGGCGCGAGATATGGGAATTGACACGCCGCAGTACATCCTCGCAGGATATTCGCTTGGAAATATCCAGGACAATATCCTGACCGAGCTATCAAACAAATACGGACTCGAATTTAAGTTCGATAAGTACAACAACTTCCGTCTCTTTGGCGTGAAAGTGGTGCAGACTTCGCACGGCTCGATAGGAGGGCTTGGCAGGATTAGAGGCATGACGGCGTTTGGAGCTTACATCAACGAAGCGAGCTTAGCCAATCAGGAGGTGTTCGATGAGATAAAGGCAAGGTGCTCGGGCAAGGGGGCGCGAATCATCGCAGACACTAACCCAGACCATCCGGAGCACTGGCTTCTGAAGGATTACATAAATGCGGGCTCAGATGGCGTCCTGCAGTTCCATTTCGAACTGGACGATAATACGTTCCTCGATGAGAGATACGTCCGTGAAATCAAAGAAACGACGCCTAGGGGCATGTTCTACGACCGCGGCATACGGGGGCTTTGGGTGTCGGGAGACGGTATCGTGTATCCTGACTTTGACAGGAATGCACACTCGATTACGAGAGCTGAAGCAGAGAGCTTGGCATTCGACCGAATATTTGCAGGAGTTGACTGGGGCTGGGAACACTGGGGCGCTATCGTAGTAATCGGCGTTTCAGGCGGCAGATATTACGTCATAGAAGAGCATGCCACCCAGCATAGATATATAGACGCCTGGATAAAGACAGCAAGAGACATCATCGACAGGCGCGGCAATATCCCGTTTTACTGCGACCCGGCAAGGCCGGAGCACGTAGCGGCGTTTCAGGCGGCAGGGCTCAGGGCTTTTAACGGCAACAACAAGGTGCTATCCGGAATAGAGGCGATAGCAACGCTCATGGTAAACGGGCGTTTTTTTATTGTCTATGACGAGTGCCCGAGGTTCCGCGATGAGATTTACAAGTACGTCTGGAAGAAGAACACAGGCGAGCCTGTAAAGGAGAATGATGATGTGCTGTGTGCGATTAGGTACGGCATTTATTCGGATATGACAATAACGGGAAGCCTTGATGCAGGCGATAGCCTAGCGAGGGCGAGAGAATTGAGAGGTATGCTGTAATGGCAGAGATTTTAAAGGCTAATGAATTTGAATATGGAATAGATGACAGCGCAAGGCGTCACAGGGCTATATTCCGCCCGGAAGCCAACTTTCACTACAGGGCAGAGAGCGTAGAAGAGATCCTTGGCGATACGGATAAGCTAAAAAAGATGATCCGCAACCACCATGAGGTGCAGTGCCCGAGGCTCGCCGCGCTTGACGATTACGTAAAGGCTAGAAACGGCGGCATATATCACGATGACAGCCGCAGGGCTGAGAAGGGCAAGGCAGACCACAGGGCGGCTCATAACTTCGCCAAAATCATCAATGAGTTCGATGTGGGGTATAACACGGGAATCCCCATCAAGAAGTCGAGCGATGACGATAAAATTAACGAGCTCATCGCTGACTACGATGACAATAACGATATTGAGGCGCTTGATGCCGAGCTGTGGCGCGACATGAAAAAGTACGGCAGGGCTTATGAGCTCCAGTACCGGAATGCACGTGATGAAGGCAGGTCAGTAATAAGCAGCGTCTTTGAGACGTTCGTTTGCTACGGGCTCGATGTGGAGCGTACGCCTCTCTTTGCGGTGAGGTATCTAAAATACAGGAATGACGATGGCAGTGAAAAAGTGGCTATAAGCGTCTATACGGACACGCATATCACCACATACAGGCCAACAACCATGGCGGTGTTAGACCTCATCGAGGAAAAAACAGAGCCGCATTACTGGGGTGAGGTGCCCGTTACGGAGTATGCGCCGAATAGATACAGGCAAGGAGGCTACGAGGATGTAATATCTCAGATTGACCTCTACGACGCTGCACAGTCCGATACGGCTAACTATATGACAGACCTTAACGAGGCGACGCTTGTTATCAGCGGAGACATCAACCTGCAAGGCTATTCAGTGGATGATGTTGTGAAGATGAAAAACAGCAACCTCCTGCTTTTAAAGAGCGGCATTAACCCAGATGGTTCCAGGAGCCAGACGGAAGCCAAGTACATATACAAGGAGTATGACGTAAACGGCACGGAGGCGTATAAGGAGCGGCTCCAAAAGGATATTCACAAGATATCGTTCGTGCCGGACTTGACTGACGATTCGTTTGCCGGTACCCAGAGCGGCGAGGCGATGAAATATAAACTATTTGGCTTTCAGCAGATGGCAAAGACCAGTCAGCGGGGATTTAAGAAAGGCCTTATGCGGCGGTACCGGCTGCTACTCAATGTGAAAAACTACGTCCGGGAAGCAGCGGCGGACAATACCGACCTTGCAGGGCTGACTGTGACATTCACGCCTAACCTGCCTAAGGCGGTGCTCGACGAATTAAAGACAATCGTAGAGGCTGGAGGCGAGCTGAGTCAGGAGACGATACTTTCTCTGGCGTCGTTCGTTGATGATGTAGGCGCAGAGCTTGACAGGCTAAAGGATGAGCAGAAACAGGCACAGGAGGAAAGCCCTGCTGTTTCGAGCCTTTTTAAAGGCAGCGGAGATGTAGGAGATGGACAGTAAAGACTACTGGAAGAAGCGGGAGCAGGACAACTTAGCGGCGAACATCAAGACCGAGGCGGAATACCGCAAGGAGCTGCAAAGGATATACACTGATGCACAGGCCGAGATACAGCGGGATATAGAAGCGTTTTATGGGCGGTATGCCGGCAAAGAGGGTATTACTATGGCGGAGGCGAGAAAACGCGCCTCTGAGCTCGATATAGAGGCCTACAGCGAGAAGGCTAAGAAGTATGTTGCGGAAAAGAATTTCTCAGCCCGTGCAAACGAGGAAATGCGGCTTTATAACCTGACCATGAAGGTGAACAGGCTGGAGCTTTTAAAGGCCGAGATGGGACTTGAACTTGCGGCGCTGGCTGATGAACAAGAAGCCCTCACCGATAAGGCGTTAAATGAGCGCACCAGGGCAGAGCTTGAGAGACAAGCAGGCATACTCGGCAAGACCTTACTGGATAACGCCAAAGCGGTAAACTCCATCGTGAATGCGTCTTTTAAGAACGCCACGTACTCGGAGCGCATATGGGCTAATCAGGCAGTGCTAAAGCAGGAGCTGGGCAAACTGCTCACAAGCGGCATTATACAGGGCAAAAACCCTAGAGAGCTTGCGAGCCGGCTGCGCAAGGTGATTGATACGTCCGCATACAACGCTAACAGGCTTCTGATAACGGAGCTTGCGAGGGTTCAGACGGAAGCCCAGAAACAGAGCTTTGAGCGCAACGGCTTCGACCAGTACACATACATATCGTGCAGCGACTTCAAAGTGTGTGAGATATGCAAGGCTCTTGACGGTAAACACTTCGATGTGGACAAGATGATGCCGGGCGAAAATGCGCCGCCGGTTCACCCAAATTGCAGATGCAGCACAGCGGCGTACATAGATGACAAGGCGTATAACGAGTGGCTGAGCACGTATAACGAGCACGAGATAAGCTGGCAGGATTGGAAGAACAGGCAGAGGCTGACGGATGTTACGCAGGAGTACCTAAGGAACGCAAGACAAAAAACTGGGAATGTGAAGATAGATAAAGGTGTAAATCTAGAGCGAAATAAGCACGACATAGAGATCGCAAGATGGTTAAGAGATACATTTGGAGGCGACATAAGGGTTATGGAGCCTGTTGATAAATACAGACACGAAACTCCAGATTATGATTGGCGTGGCTCAAAGTGGGAACTCAAAACACCTACATCAAGAAATGCCATAGACAAGAGATTGCAAAAAGCAGGACATCAATTGGGCGTAGGTGGCGGCGGTATTGTAGTGGATATATCCAACCTCACCAACCTAACGAGAGACGAATCCGTTGATTGGATTGAGAAAAAAATACCTAAACGCGCTAAAGGAGACGTTGACCTTATTATCATGCAAGATAAAGAACTAATAAAAGTCATAAGATATAAGAAAAAGTAGCCCTCTCTTCCCCGACCATAAAGGTCAAGGCGGGTACTACTTTATTTATTTTATATCACAAAAACGGAATCATTGCAAGAAAAACCGCTGAAATTTAGGAGGGAAGTATGGTTTTGAAGAAAATATATAATCAGCTGCATACCATAAAGCAAGAGCTCCACGCCATACATGAAGACATGGAGCCGCATCTGTGGATAGAAATAGACGCTAGAGCTGTTTCTGAAGCCAGTCGTGATAGCATTCAAGCAGCCTTAACGTCTTGCCAAAATTCAAGCCGCCGACAAACCCAATAAAGGCCTTGATGTCGTCAAGTTTAGTTTTAGCTGACGAAAAAGCAATTAGGTAAAGAAAATCTTTAGTAAAAACGAACCACTTAGCGGGTTTCCCTCCAGTGTATAACGAGAGGACTTCTTTCGGGTTTGTTAATATGTTTTTCAGACATAGCCGCGGCTTATCGCTGCGGTTTTGTCGTGTAGGAGAATGCGTGTATGATTGATATATCAATATCGCATGACAGCATATGGGTGCGTGGTCATGCGGGGTACGCTCCGGAGGGTAGCGATATAGTCTGTGCGGGTGTAACGGCGCTTGTGCAAGGTTTTATCCGCTCAGTGGAGGAACTTACCCAAGACGCAATAAAATACGACATATCGCACGGTAGTGCTGATATAGATACAAGGAATCTCGGAAGCGATGCGCAACTTCTCATAGATTCCTTTTTCATTGGCGTAAAACAAATAGCTGATGAGTTTCCGGACTATGTCCGGGTAAGCAGAAGCAACACTCCGGGCTAGGAACGGAGCGGGGCAAGGTTATAGCCACGGCACGGACACACAGACGGGCTGGGGCAGAAAGGATAGGAATATGATTGATTTTGAAATGAGAAAGAGATTCTACGGATTACAGCTGTTTGCAGAAGACGGCGGCGGAACCGGTGATACCGGAGACGACGGCGGACAGGGAGCGAACAGCAATGAGGGAGGCGGAAATGGCGAGCCTAAAAGCAGCTCTGAGCCTCTGTCGTTTGAGGATTTCCTGAAGCAGGGAGATAATCAGGCGGAGCTTGACCGGCGAATCAACAAGGCAGTGAGCAGCGCAGTTAAGAACGCTCGTGAAAAATGGGAGCTTGAGACTGACGATAAGCTTTCTGAGGCTGAGAAGCTGGCGAGGATGAACAAGGAGCAGAAGGCCGAGTATAAGGCAAAGAAGCTAGAGGAAGAGCTGGCGCAGATGAAGCGTGAGAAGACCATAGCAGAAATGGCCAAGACCGCTCGCAAGACCCTGTCAGAGAAGAAAATCAACGTTCCTGACGAGATTTTATCGCTGCTGGTGACAGAGGACGCAGAAGCTACAGGCAGCGCCATAGAGGCGTTTGCGGAGCTGTTCAATGGCGCCGTAAGCGAAGAATTAAAGAAGAGCGCCAGACAGGACACGCCAAAGGAAGGCGGTGGCACGTCCGGCGGATTCGAAAAGCAAGACATAGCAAAATTAGCCAAAGAGGCGAGAATAATTTAACGGGAGGATTACACAATGGAAAAAATGAAGTATGGTCTGCAGCTGTTCGCGCAGACGTGGGTAGACGACAATGTAACGGTCTACGAGGAAAAGGATGGCACTATACCGGAGAAATACAACACCCTTATCCTCAAGGAGATAATGGAAAACAGCAAGGTAATGCAGCTGGCCAAGTATGAGAACATGGACAGCAAGGAGAAGAAGTTCGAGTACTTCGCCAAGGGTCCCGGAGCATACTGGGTAGGTGAGGGCGAGAAGATAAAGACTTCTAAGCCGCAGTGGCTGACAGCTACCATGACAGCGAAGAAGCTGGGCGTTATAATCCCGTGCTCCAGAGAATACCTGACCTATAAGCGGTCTAACTTCTTTGAGGATATGCGCTCGAGGATAGCGGAAGCTATGTACCTCAAATTTGACGAGGCGGCCATAATGAACTCTGACAACCCGTTCCCGCAGTCGGTTGATGAGTCGGTAACCACAGCGAGCAACGTGATCACGGGCGATATAACCTATGATAACGTGCTGGCTATGGAGGACAAGCTGACTGATGGAGACTTTGACGTCAACGCATTTATCTCCACTAAGAAGAACAGGAGCACGCTCAGAAACGTGAACAAGGTAGAAAATGGCGTTATCGTTGAGAGCCTTTATGACAGGGCGGCAAACACTATAGACGGATACGCCGTAGCAGACCTCAAGAGTCTTGCTAAGGGTACGCTGTATGCGGGAGATTTCGACTACATGTATTACGGCATACCGTATGCTATGAGCTATAAGATTGATGAGTCTGCGCAGCTTTCCACCATTACAAACGAGGATGGGACGCCTGTAAACCTCTTCGAGCAGGAGCTTCTGGCGCTCAGAGTAACTATGGACGTTGCGTTCATGATAGTAAAGGACGGTGCGTTTGTTAAGCTGTCCGCAGCCAGCACCGGAGCGTAGGAGGTGAGGGAAGATGTATAGAGTAATACATTTCTTCACCGACCTTCACGACGAAAGCTATCCGTACAACGTGGGGGATACTTTTCCCCGCGCTGGCGTAGAAGTGAGCGAGAAGAGACTCAAGGAGCTTTCTGGCAGCGCTAATAAACAGGGATGCCCACTAATCGAGCTGGTTGCTGAGGATGACATAAAGACCGATGTTGCCAAGGCCGTAAGGGCTACTAAGGGCGGCAAAAAGTCGGCAAGCACGAAGCCGAAAACGAGGCAGAAGGACAAGAGTGATGATTGATGAATTAAAACTGCTATTGGGGATAAGCGACACCTCGCTTGACGACAAGCTAAGCTGGATACTGGAGTCGACGGAAAGCAGGCTAAAGGTGCTTCTTGGCGGCATAGACGTGCCGGAGAGCCTTAAATACATCATCGTCGAGGTTTCGGTCATCCGGTTTAACAAAATCGGCTCAGAGGGCTTGTCAGCCCACACGGTAGAAGGCGAAAGCCTGACGTTTGCCGAGAGCGACTTTACCGGCTACATGAGTGAGATAAACGCCTACCTTGAAGGCCTTAGCTGTGCGGCGGAGAAAGGGGGATTCGCATTCCTATGAGATACGATACTCCCATTTACTTTCAGAGGATAACGCAGGGCGTATATGACCCAGAGACGGGCGATTATGGCGATGAAATAGCCGAGGAGACGTGTGTTTATGCAGACGTGACCAGTGCAGGAGCAAACACGCTTAACCTCGTCTACGGCGAGATTAAGGAGGGAAGCCTTGTGGTGCGGCTTAGACAGCACTATACGGACACGTTCAACCGAATCCGGATAGGCGATAAACAGTACAGGGTAGACCTTGAACGCAAGCTCCGCACAGGACACGTGTTCACAGTATCGGAGGTGAAGTGATGGCAGGAGGATATACGATGGCGTTTCGCGGCCTTGGCGAGCTGCAAAGCGCTCTCTTGCGAAAGACGCAGCTTGAGGCTGTTAAGACCGTTGTTAAAAAGAACGGCTCTAGGCTGCAGGAGCAGGCGCAACAAGGCGCACCTGTCGACACAGGGAACCTGCGGCGCAGCATAGGTCTTGAGATTGAGGATGCGGGGCTTACAGCATGCAGTGCGGCTAAGGCTCATTATTCAGGATACGTGGAGCTGGGCACACGCTTTATGGCAGCGCAGCCATATATGAAGCCGGCTTTTAATGTCGTTAAAACGCAGTTTAAGTCAGATTTACAAAGGCTGGTGAAGTAGATGGACCCACAGCAGGAGATTTTCACGGAGCTGCTTGTGCGGCTCAAAGAAGCAGGATATGACGTGTACGATGGAGCACTGCCTCCTGAAGGCACGCCATATCCTTTTATCTATCTGGCGGAGAGCCAGCAGACGGACGATGCCAATAAGAGCGCAGTGTTTGGGAGCGTATATCAGACGGTCAACGTCTGGCACGACAACCCGGCAAAGCGCGGCACGGTATCAAAAACGCTGCTGGCAATCAAGAGGATAGCCAGGGAGATAGAAAGTACCGATAATTTCGCCTGGCACCTTAGAGGCGTAAATCAACAGGTGCTGGCAGATGAAACTACCAAAAAGCCGCTTATTCGCGGTATTTTGGAGTTAGAATTTAGATTTAGTTAGGAGGAATAAAGATGGCAGAAGCTATACAAGGCAAAAAGATAGTATACCTTTACAGGGTACTCAGTGAAGCCGCTACGTCCGACGGCGCGGTGCTGGCCTTCACTACGGAAAACGGACGCACCAAGAGCAAGGATGCAGACTCCACAGCGACAAAGGATGGCACTATAAGGACTCCGGGAGTGGCCGAGGTTGAAATAACCGCAACCAGTATCCTTGCAAAAGGCGATACGCTGCTCGATAAGCTCGAGTCTGCGCTCGATAACGACTCCACCATAGAGGTGTGGGAAACTAATCTCGCGGAGAAGGGCACGGGCGACAATGTGGACAAGTATAAGGCAAAGTATTTCCAAGGCTACCTTACGGAGCTTGAGATAACCTCAAGCGCTGAGGAATACGTGGAAATATCGCTGACGTTCGGACTTAACGGAAACGGCGTTGACGGATATGCCACCGTAACGCAGGAGCAGCAGGATATAGCAAATTACGCATTCGCAGATACGCAGAAAACCGGAGCATAAGGGGAGGGCATAAAGCCCTCTCTTTTTAGGATAGGAGAGTAACATGTTTGAACTGACTATTAAAGACAACGTATATGGTTTTAACTTTGGGATTGGCTTTGTAAAGGAGCTGAGCAAGTCCGCACAACAGCCTATAGATGGCATGAAGGGCGTTACGCAGGATGTAGGCCTTGAGCTTGCGCTTGCGAAGCTGGTTACGGGCGATGTGCTCGCTCTTGTGGATGTGCTCGATAAGGCGAATAAAGGGTGCGAGCCTAGAATCACGAGAAAAGCGCTTGAGGAATACATAGAGGATGAATCCACGGATATTGATGCGCTCTTTGACGAGGTGCTGGGTTTTTTCAAGAGCTCCAACGCCACGAAGAAGAAGGCGGCGGAGTTCCTGAAAGCGATAGATCAGGGAAGCGAGACGGCGAAGTAAAGAGCTTCGATAGGCTATATGAGGATATAGCAATAAATTGCTTTCGCTTTTTGGGATTTAAGAGCCTTGCGCAGGTGGACAGGCTCACGCTAAAAGAGTATGAGCTCCTCATGAAGGCAGAGCGCCTAAAACAGGTGGACATGGACTACCGGAACCATCTGCAGGCTTTCCTGAATTTTGCTGCAAAGGCGGAAAAGAAGGCCGGTAAGAACAAGAGAAAGCCGGCCTTTACTAGGTTTGAAAAATTTTACAACTACAAAAAGGCACTGCGGGAAGCCGAAAATCCAAATGCTAGGAGCAAAAGGCTTGCCCGCTTTGAAAAATTTTTAAAAGAGAAGGGAGGTGAGGACGATGGCTGAAAGCTATACCGTACAAGCGATACTTACAGCGCAGGACAATATGTCGAAGGTTTTTAAGAACGTCGCTAATTCAACGCAAGGGTTAGATGGAAAAATGCAAGGGTTGGGCGGAAGGATAAAGTCTACTATAGGCTTTGGCGCCGCCATGCAGGTAGGTATGAGCGCTGCTTCTAAGGCTATCAACATGGTGACTCAGAACATAGGCAACGCCGTGAGCCGCTATGACCAGTTGAACAACTTCCCGCGCGTCATGAATAACCTCGGCGTCAGCAGTAAGGAAACGAGTGCAGCACTAAAGACGCTCGACAAAGGGATAACCGGTCTGCCCACAACGCTTGATACGGCAACGCGCGGCGTGACGCGTTTCACCAGCAAGAACGGCGACATCAAGAAGTCAACTGATTACTTTCTTGCGATGAACAACGCAATCTTAGCCGGAGGACAAAACACGGAGCTGCAGTCTGCGGCAGTCGAGCAGCTCTCACAGGCTTATTCCAAGGGTAAGATGGATATGATGGAGTGGCGCTCAATACAGTCTGCCATGCCGGCACAGCTGAACATGGTAGCAAAGGCTATGGGCGTCACTACGGATGAGCTTGGCGAAGGACTTAGAAACGGCACCATCTCAATGGACGAGTTCATGGACACCATGGTGAAGCTGAACAAGGAGGGCATAGACGGCTTCGCATCTTTTGAGGAACAGGCTAAGGCTTCGACGGCAGGCATAGCTACAGCCATGGCGAACCTCAACACCCGAATAACTAAAGGCATTACGGATTGTATCGGCGCCATAGACGTTATGCTGAAAAAGAATGGATTGCCGACTATAGGCGAAGCTATAAACAAGGCAAGCGTGAAAATCGTTAATGCGTTTGATTTTATGGCGAAGAAAATCCAGAAGCTAAAAATAAAGGATGTAATTGCAGACCTTACTCCGGTGTTTAAGGCTCTTGTGGGAGTGGCTAAGTCGCTCGGAAAAGCCTTGAGCGGTCTGTGGAGCGTGTTTGCTAGGTTTGCAAAGGACACGATCGAGGTGCTGGCGCCGCTAGCTACGGT